ATTAAATTGTGGTCATCAAGCCTCATCAATTATTGGTGGGGCTTTTTCTTTACGCTACAATAAAACTAAATTACTTTAACAATCGTGGCAGCTACCATAAATGCAACTGTAAAAGGAGAAAATGCTAATAGCTATGTCACATTGACAGAAGCTAATACTTATTTTGAGACAGTTCCAGACTCTTCAACTTGGACAAATAAGACAGACGACCAGAAAAATAGAGCATTAATATCAGCTACTAGATGGATCGACAGCTTTGTATTCTACGGAGACAGATGCGATGACGGTCAGGCACTCAAGTTTCCAAGAAATAATTATCAAGTAGACGGTGTAGAACTAGCTTGCAGCACGATTCCAATAAATATCAAGTATGCACAATACGAATTAGCTAGAGCATTGGCAAACGATACAGATGCCATGACAGGTAACACAGGAACAGATGGTAATTTTTCAGAAGTAAAACTAGGAGACATAGAGGTTAAATATAATACCGCAAGTCAAGGAACAGGATCAGTAAATAATATTTTAGATGTTTACCCTTGGTTACAAAGTTATTTGGGGGCATATATACTTGGTGGGGCAGGATCTTTTCAAATGAGAGTAGTTAGAGGCTAATGGCAGGACAATTAGATACATCACTAAAAAACATAGCTAAACAAGTAGTGTCTTTACTTGGGAACTCATTAGACACCTCTATTGTTTACACACGAAAAGGTGTATCTAGCTATAACAATACAACGGGAGAATACATAACAGTAGACACAAACTATACAATTAAAGTACCTATCGAGTTTGTACAATCTACTGAAGAATCTGGGTTTCAGGAGAATGTTGCGAGACTCTACATCACTCCAGACTTGATAGGAGATAATCAACCTCTACTCCAAGACGAGATAACTCTCACATTCTCTGGCTCTACAAGAGGAGCTAAGATAACGGAAATTCGCACTTTAAAAGGAGGACAGGAATACCTGTTCCGTATTGATGTAATTTTCTAATGACTTTAGTAAACGCACGAGCAGCATTTGAAACCGCAATTCTAAATGCAGTTCAAGACTCAGACCCTACTGTTACTGTAGTATTTGATAACACACCATTTACAACTCCAGGTAAAAATAAAAAGTATGTAATGGTAAACATAAACTTTAATCAATCAACTACTCAACCTCAAGGTGCAGCCCAGACATATTATTCAGGGGTAATACGCTGTGGCATAATGACACCACCTAACAAGGGAAGTGCAGTGGCTTCTGAAATAGCAGAACTTGTTATTACTGGACTGACTTCAGTAAACGCATCTAACTACACCGACACTTTCTCTGTAACTCCTAGAGTCGGTCAAATAGAGGGGCCAACAGCTATAACTACAGACAGAGACACACATTTTTTAAGTGTTGTAAACTGTGACTTTTCTGCAAATGGCTAAAGATATAAAGCAGTTACCAAAGGATTTTAGAAAACTTGTAACAGAGGCAAGAGCCGAAGCTGCTCAAGAAATACAACAGTCACTAATGAACCGAAGTCCATTTTGGACAGGAACTTTTGCCGAATCCTGGATCGTTAGTGGAACTGAAGTACAAGCAACAAGACCAAGACAGGGCGAGTTTATACCACAAGATGATGCTCCACCTAGATTACCAAGCAATATATTTAGAGAATCAAGCCGAAAAGGGGCTAAAATATACCAAGCATTAACGAGTCCAGTATTTATAGGCAACGAAACAGATTACGCAGCTTTTGTTATTAACAAAGCAAAACTTAAAGGTAAGAAAATAAAATATGAGGACTTATTTAAAAAAGGATTTAATACAACACCTCGACCCAATGTTCCCAACTGGTACGATGTCTATACGCAAAGTAAAGAGATATTTAAAGATATAGATAAAGGGTTCTTAGCATTAAATAGAGGTTTCACGACTAAGACAACCAAGCCAGCAGGAACATACTAAGCTATACTACAAGAATAGATACAATTTTTTATGCCAACAACCAGAGCAATCGACAAACTAAGACAGGCTTTTAGTGTCGAAGAACGCAGTAGCTACTCCATTTTTAAGGGTGAGGAGTTGATCTTAAAAGTATTTTGGTCGCCCCTAACTATAGCTGATAGAGATACAATAAACAGTACACTAATAGCTATGAACAAGGGTAAAGAAGAAGGTAATCTTGATTTTGCTCTTCAGGTAATTGTTACAAAAGCTGAAGATGAATCAGGTGCAAAGATGTTTTCAGCAGCAGATTTACCAGCACTTAGAAGAGAGATTCCAATGTCAGTTCTGTTGGACATAATGAGTAAAATGCAGGGAGTGGGCGAGGAGGAAAGCCCCGATGCCGTAAAAAGCTAGATTAGAAAAAGACGCATTTATATATCTACAGTTTTTTATTGCTGAAAAATTAGGTTATACGCACAGAGAAATAAGAGAAAAAATGTCCGTACAGGAACTATACGCTTGGAGTGCTTATTTTAATATAAAGAACGAGAGAGAAGAAGAAGCATACGAAAGAGCTAAGAGACAAGCCCAGACTCGCAAAGTACGCTAATATAGAATTATTTAGTATAAATAGTCGTGGCTGCTAATTACAAAGTAAATATAGAGTTAGATACTAAAAAATTAGATCAGCAACTTAGACGACTAAAGAATCAAGTAGAAGAAGTAGGTAAGGTAAAGAGAGGAGCAGGAGGTGGTGGAGGTAAAAGAAGAATATTATCTACTGAAGCTGACGATCAGTTTTATAAAAATTTAGGAATAAAGACTAGACAGTTTGCAAAAAGTATAAATCCTATACTAAATAAAGCAGATAAAGTCGCTTCTAAAGGAGGTATGCTTGCTCTTCCCGATAGCAAGATGCTGAACGCACAAGTAAAAGGAATAAAAAGATTAGAAACATCAGCAGACATAGCAGCTAAACACGCAGAAAGAAAAGCTAAAGCAGAAGAAAGATCAGCTAAGTATGCCACAGAATCAATGAAGGCAAATCAGGCATCTGCAAAAGCTGGAGCAGCCCACGCAAGAAAATTAGAAAGAATGAGGGGCGATACAGGTTTTACAGCAGCACAATACGGGCCACAGTTTGATAGTATGTCTCTTCCAACTCAGTCTGCACTTAACTTTGATAGAAGAACAGGCAAGCTATTACGAGGACCAGCAGGGTCTAGCCCAAATACATTACGAAATTTAGGTAGAAGATTTGATAGGCAGAGTGCTCTAATAAGTGGAGCTTTCCCCTTACTATTTGGTCAAGGTCCAGGTGTGGCAGCAGCAGGAGCTTTAGGCGGTGGTATCGGTGGAATGTTTGGACAAATGGGTGGATTCGCAGGAGGTATCGCAGCCACAGCAGCAGTTCAAGCCATACAGTCTGCTGTACAAGCCATCGGAGATTTAGGAAAAGCCCTTGGTCCGTTTACTAAAAATAGCCAAGCTGCAATAGAGGCATTAGGTTTACAGGGGTCAGCTACAGAAGCCCGAATAAAGTTAATAGAAAAAGCACAAGGAAAAAATGCAGCTTTTAATGCGACTATGAAACTTATGGCAAATCGAGTAGGAGAAGAGGGTGTTCAATCAATAACTAAATTTGGTGAAACCACAAGATTATTAAATAACCAATTTGCCACTGGTGTAGCCAGAGTACAGGCATTTACAGCATCAATTTTAAATTTTTTAGTAAAAATAACGGGATATGAAAAGAGTCTTAGAGATGCTGATATAAAACAGACTCTTTCTGATGCAAGAACCTTAGACGAAGATCCTCGTGCAATAGCCTTGGAAGAAGAAAAACAAAAAATTCTGGAAAACGCATACCGAACAACTGGACACGGAGGAAGCAGAAAAACTTTAAAAGTTGGTGCTAAAGAAGCACTCGATGAACTTGCAGCTAGAGAAGCAATATTAGCAACCGTTATAAATACAGAAATAGAAGTAGAAACAATGAATCAAAAGTTTGAAGATGCAGTTAGAAGCCACCACAAACAGAAGGAATTGCAAGAGCGAATACTTGAATTACGAAAAGAGGGTTTGAATCCTGAAATTGCCAAAACAATAGCTAAACTGGAACAGTCAGCAAAAGTAGGAAAGGAATCAATACAAGCTGAGATAGATAAACTATTACAGTTACAAGCTCAAAAAGGAGAATTAGATCCTTTAGAACAAGCAAGATTGACCACTCTTGAAGACCAACTGGAGGCAATAGACGACCAAATAGATGGAATTAAAAAGAGTGAAGAAGCAACATATAACTTAAATAAAGCAGCCGAAGAAACATTAGATGCTTTTGATAGAATGAAAACTACTATTCAAACTGATATAAAAGACGGAATAAAAGGACTTATAAAAGGAACTTCAACTCTCGGAGACTTGCTTAATAATGTAGCAGATAGATTCTTAGACATGGCACTGAATAATGCACTATTTGGTAATGCAGGAGGATCAACAGTAACGGGTGGGTTATTTGGTTTATTAGGGTTCAAAGCAAATGGTGGTCCTGTATCTAGGGATAAACCTTATGTAGTAGGAGAACGCGGACCAGAGATATTTACACCAGGTGTATCTGGAAATATTACACCAAACCATGAACTCGGAGGCTCGACAAATATTGTAGTAAACGTAGATGCCTCTGGATCTTCTGTTGAAGGAGATGAGGATAAAGGAAGAGAACTTGGTCGTCTTATCTCAGTTGCAGTACAATCTGAAATAATACAACAGAAAAGACCAGGAGGATTACTTGCATAATGGCTACGTTTCCCTCAATAAAACCTACTTACGGCCAACAGAAAAGATCTGCACCATTTACTCGTACTGTTCGTTTCGCTGATGGTTATGAGCATCGCATATTATTTGGTCTCGCACAACATCAAAATCCAAAGGTTTTTAATTTTACTTACAACGTATCAGAGACAGAAGCAGATGAGATAGAAACATTCCTTGATGCTCGTGCAAATGATAGTGATAGCTTTGATTTTCCGTCAGAACATTTACCTGGAGAAACTGCTTCTAATTTTAAATTTGTTTGTGAATCATGGAGTAAGTCGATACCATTTAAAAATAGAGCTACGATACAAGCGACTTTCAGACAAGTATTTGAACCAGCATCGTAATGACAGTAAATTCATCAGTATTCAGTAGCTTACAAGATATAAACCCGTCAGCAATTATTGAACTGTTTACACTGCAATTATCTACTACATTACATGGTGCTAATACAATCTACAGATTTCATGCTGGTAGTAATTTAAACGCTAATGGAAAAATAGTATGGGCTACTAATGAGTATCTTAGATTTCCTGTACAGGCATCAGGATTTGCATTTCAACGTGGTCAATTACCTAGACCCAAAATAACAATAAGTAACGCTACAGGATTAATTTCAGCAATACTTTTGTCTGTAAACGAAACTACAACTGGTAATGATTTAACAGGAGCTACAGTAACAAGAATAAGGACATTAGCTAAATTTTTAGATGCTGTTAACTTTGCTGACGGAACAAATGCAACTGCTGACCCTAATGCAGAATTTCCTCAAGAAGTGTACGCAGTAGATAGAAAGTCAACAGAAACTAGAGAAGTAGTTGAATTTGAGCTTGCTGCTCCTACAGATTTAGCAGGAGTTAGAATACCTAAACGTCAATGCACCAGATCAGTATTCCCTTCTATTGGTACGTTTGTTCAATGACTTGGAAATATAAAGCACTACTTCACGCTCAACGAGAAGATCCAAAAGAATCTTGTGGCTTGCTTTTGAATATAAAAGGTAAAGAAAGGTATTTTCCCTGCCGTAATCTTTCCATGACAGACCATCAATGTTTTATTATCGACCCAGAAGATTATGTAAAGGCAGATAATACTGGCGAAATAGTTGGAGTAGTTCACAGTCACCCCATTACCCCACCTGATCCTAGTCAGGCAGATAAAATTAGCTGCGAAGATAGTAATTTACCTTGGTATATTGTTAATCCAAAAACAGAAAAATGGGCATATTTAGAACCCTGCGGATACAAACCACCTTTATTAGGTCGTCAATGGGTGTGGGGTATAACAGACTGTTGGAGTTTAGTGAGAGATTGGTACAAAGAAGAGAAAAATATTGAACTTAGAGATTGGGAAAGACCTACAACATTAGAAGAATTTAATAATAAACCTTTGTTTGAGGACTGTG